ATGAACTTGGAATACCCCATAGTAAGGTATTTGCAACAGGTTCAAATAGATTGAAGATACAAAAGATTAAGGAGTTAAGAATTGATAAACACTATGATAACAATGAAGATGTAATTGATTCATTGGGAACAATAGGTATTCAATTTATGTGTCCTTGTTTGGATGAGTTTGCTGAAGATGTTAATCTTGATGTATATGGTTATATGACAAAGTATTTCCAAATATGTCCTGGAGCACAAAAGACATTTAAACATCTTGTTTCAATGAACAATGATGATGATACAATTGGAATGATTAGAAGTGCAGCAGTTGTTGCTGATTCAATCTTTAAAATTGAAGATGATGTCATTAAATCAAATAGGGCAACTGAATCACAATTACAAGAAGCAATTGTATTGGTTGATGATTTCAAAGATATAATCAATGAAATTGATAAAATTAGTGGTATGGTTCACGATGTATCTTATATGGACAATCATATTAGAATAATCAGTTCTTATATTACAAAAGGACAAGGTTTTACAATGATTGGATTCATTGATGGGGAACCAGTATTCACAACACCTGAAGAAGCCGAATTATATGGTCAAACAGAACACGGATGTTCAGGACATCATAAGCACCAAGATGAAGATGGTAATACCGTTTATATGGGTTGTGAAATGCACCCTGAACAAATGGAACAGGACTTTGGTGTTGATGAATATTCACCAGAAGAGATTGAGGTTGTTAGAAACCTTTATTTCCTTAAAGAAAATGACTATGAAAAGTTTGAAGCAGTCATTGGTTCTATGGCGGGAGCAACTGAAACAGAAGTAAAAAGAAGAAACCACAGAACCCCAACAACTTATTTCCAATATCAAAGGGTATTATCAGGTTCACCTGATAGGGATTTCTGTATGTCAATTGAAGGTAGGTATTTCCGTAGATTAGAAATAGATTTGTTAAGGGATACCAACACAGAGTTTGGACACGAAAGACAACCATATTCAAAGTGGTTGTATAAGGGTGGACCTAATTGTGTTCACGCTTGGCACAAATACTTGGTTCAAGGTAATGTAATATCAGACCAAGGCATGGCACCAGGAACACCTGGTATTCCACCAAAACAATTACCAAACAATGGTTACTATTCACCTGAAACAAAAAGAAAGAGTGAGGTAGCATACATCATATCACAACAGGGGATGTCCAAGATGGGATTTAAATCTGATGATGAAAAAAGAATGGTGTATTCTCCACTAATGATACCTAATATTCTAATACCAAGATTGGATGATAACAATGAAAAGTATTTTGTAAGATTCACACCACAGGTAATTGAGAAAATCCAAAACCTTTACATGATTGAAAAGAGATTGGATAGGACAAACTATGAACACACTGAAAACAAAATGGAAAGTGTTGTAATGGTTGAGAGTTGGATTGTATCAGGAGAATCAGACAAAGCCTATGAATTAGGATTTACAAAAGATAATGTACCAATGGGAACTTGGATGGCAGGTTTCAAAGTATTGGACACAGAAGAAGGAGATTACATTTGGAATGAATTTATCAAAAAGGGTAAGGTAAAAGGGTTTAGTGTTGAAGGAAACTTTATCATGAACTTTTCTGCTCAAAATAATGATGAATATTTATTACAAGAAATCATAAACATAATAAAACAAATAAACGATTAAAATTATGAACGCAGCACAAGCAATTGATAATATCGTAAAAATGTTAGGATTACAATTTAAGAAAGAGACCTTTAAATCTACTTTCCTTGTTGATGGAACCACAGAGGTAACAAACAACATGGAAGATGATTTTCAACCAGGTCAAAGCCTTTATATTGTAAAAGAATCCACACTTGCACCAGCACCCGAAGGTTCACACGAAACAAGAGAAGGTGTTGTTATAACCCTTGATTCAGAATCTGTAATTATTTCCGTATCCCAAAAAGATGGTGGTAATGATGCAGAGGTTGAACAGGAAGCAGGTAAAATGATGGACTACACAGAAGCAAAAGATTCACAAGGTAATACTTTGGAATCTAATACTTTTGATGTTGGTGAAGATGTATTCTTGGTTAAGGAAGATGGTAGTAAAGAACCAGCACCTAACGGAGAACATCAAGTAACCTTAAAGGACACCAGTGGAAACGAAGTGAAAATTAGAATTCAAGTTTTAGATGGTAAAATTACTCAAAGAGAAAATGTTGAGGAAATGATGAAACCAGAAGAAATGAATACTGACTTTTCAAAAGACATTGAAGATATCAAATTGTCAATTAACAACCTACTTGAATTGGTTGGTTCTATGAACGGAAAATTCAAAACAGAGTTAAACTCATTAAAAACCGATTTTGATACATTCAAAAAGTCACCAGAAAGAACAGCAGTAGAAGAAAAGAAATCTTATACTCAATCTTTTTCTGATTACAAATTGGATTTAATTAAATCATTAAGAAAATAAACTAAAATAAAAAACTAAAAAAATGGAAAATAAGAAAAAATTGTCATTTAACTATGACTTAACAAACTTACCAACCTTCAACTCTTATGGTTCAGATATGTTAATTAAGGCAATCTTGGGATTGACTTTACCAAGATACGCATCTTTGAGAATCAACTTGAAAGGAACAACAGAAAAAGTTGGTTTCGTAACTAACGATGTAATCCTTCAAGATATGAGTTGTGGTTTTGACCCAACAGGTGCAACAACACAAAACCTTGTAACTGTTGACCTATGTAACAAAAAGGTTAACCAACAATTGTGTCCGTTAGCGTATTAAATTAAGCGGACATTAAATCGGGTGAATTGCTGGAAACTCTGGAGACAGACAATCAGCAGCCAAATCTACGAAGTGAATAAAAGTAGTAGAGAGGTTCAACGACTAACAGGTGAGTATCACATACAATAACCCTGACACGAGCGCCCGACACCGATAAAAAGGTGATGATATAGTCTAATCACTACGAATAATCGTAAAAAAATGTAGTGAAGGTAAGGATAAAGAGCCATACCGATAATAAAAATGACGATTTGTACGATACATACTTGAGTCAATCATTAACGAATGCAAACTTTCAGGAATCAGTTCCTTTTGAAGAGGTTATCTTAACAGATATTTCAAACAGAATTGCTAACCAAGTTGAAAAACAATTGTGGAATAACACAACTGCATCAGGTGGAACTTACGGAAACGCATGTTTCAATGGTGTTGGAGCGTTGATTACATCAGGTAATGGTGCTACTCAAATCGCTTATTCAGCAGCAACATCTTCAAATGGTTTGGATGTATTCACAAAGATTTACGAAAACATCCCATCAAATGTATTACATTTGGATGATTTGGCTATCTATTGTTCATACGCTAACTACAGAGGTTTGGTCGCTTCTATGAGAAATTCATCATTTGTAAACTTATTCACAATGGATTCAGCAAACGCTGCAACTGGTGAAGAGTGGACTTTGATGTTACCGGCCACGAACGTCAAGGTTATCCCTACGGTAGGACTTGATGGCGTTAATGCGTATTACGCTGGGCCGAGCTCGTACTACATGTTTGGAATGAACCAAGAAATCATGACTGTTCGCTCAATTTATGACCCTTTTGAGAATATCGTGAAAATCCAAGCAGGTGTTACCTATGGATTGGGTGTGTTTGATGTAGCGTCTTTCTGCGTTTGTAAATAATCATTAGTGTCTGTTTGGTTGTTTCTCCTTTCTATTACAATACAAAGTTAATGAAAAGATTTGAAGCAACCAAACAACACATAAATAAAATCAAAAAAAAAACTAAAATAATAAAACTATGGCAGCATGTTACATAAGCACAGGATTTACATTAGATTGTAGAACAAATTCAAGTGGTGGTATCAAGACAATGTGGTTGTTAGGTGGTTCAGGAAATACAATTTCAGGTTATACAGTAACTAATTCAGAAGTATCTGCAATTGGTGGAACAGGAACTTGGTTCAAATTCCAATTACCAAAACAAGCAGGTTCTTTAAGTGAAACACTTGGAATCAACACTACATCACAATCGGTAACCTTCCAACCTGAAATCGTGGTAAATTTACCAAAATTACAAACATCTTTAAGAGATACATTTGTAGATATGGTAAGTCAAAATGAAATCTACGCTCTTATTGAAGACAACAACCAAAACTATTGGTTAGTTGGATTAGATAATGGTTTATTGGTTACTGCAGGTTCTTTGAACACAGGTCAGGCTTACACCGACTTGAACGGAGCAACAGCAATTACAATGACTGGTGGGGAACCAACCTCAATCAGACAGGTAGCAGTATCAACTACTATCCAAGCAGTATTTACTGCAGGT